CGGTTAACGTAGAAGGCTCCATATTCTGTTGTTTCGCAAGTCTGCATTGCAGCTAGTGAGGTTCGAGCCGTTCCGGGATCTGCCTGAACTGTCGTTTGGCCCGTTTGAATTGATCTCATAGAACTAGGCCATGAAATCGAATCAAGAATCTGACTCACCCTCGCTGAAGTCAGATCACCAGCGGCTGAACCCGGAACGGTCGAAATTTGTGCATTCTGAAATAATCGAAATCCATCTACCGCAGTGATAGTCGTGTACACCACGTCACCGACATACTTTGGAGTTGTGGTGGAGTAGCCCGTGATGTAACCGACGAATACCGGATAGGTCACGCCATTGTGTACTGCGGTGATCTGCACCTTACGCATAGGGTTTAGAAGGCCGTAGTAAGGCCCTGAAGTGTTCTGAGGGTTGAAGTCACCGTTCTGATCCACAATCCGCATGGTGAGTTGGCCAGTCTGGAATTGATCACTTTGAGCATCACGGCCTCGAATAGTGGTGATCTGATCTACTTGATTGGATACGTCAACGATGATGCCAGTCGAATCAGCTAGCACGTTGGTTCCAAATACACCTGATCCAATGATGAATGCCTGAGCAAATGATGGGCCAGTTGAGAAGTTGATGTAGGCCTTTACTGTTGGCCGTGTCATTAGTTAATCCCTAGCGATCCTGCGTAGGTCAAGTTCATGCCATAGCGGTTAAGTTGCTGAAGTCCATCTTGAATGACTGTAAGGGCATTAGAAGGATCAAGGGATTGAAGGTTGATGGTTACGCCACCACTGTTGCTTGCGGCTCCTGCATTGCTCGCACTACTTGGTGAAATGGTAGTTGCGCCTATAGGTGATGAAACCGCGTTGGTTGTCGGAATACCAAGGTATCCGGGAATTGCGGTGTAAGGCGACACCTGACGAGCCATGGTTGCTAGTGCAGTGGCCGCAGCATCACTTGATGCCCTGAGTAGATCGGTTGCCTTTGCAGCTGCTAATTGTGAGTTGACGTTGTCAAGTACGGCTTTTGAACCCTTGGCTTGATCATCGAGGATCTGAATTTGAGCACGAATGCGGGCTTTGGTTTCCTCATCAGTTGCATTTGCAAGTGCCACCATAAGCCCGGCACGTTCAACGTCAAACTTTTTGCGTAGTTCAGCAAGGGCAGCTTCATCTTTTGTGGCTAATGCGGTTGCGGCGTTCTTTTGATTGAGGAGTGTTAGTTCTGCTTTCTTTTGAGCAAAGATCTTGGCATCGATGGCGCGATCACCTAATGGCTTCTTGGCAAGGATGGCTGCCTCAGCTGCTCGATCTCCACCCGGGAACGCTGATTTGTTGGTTGAAGTAGTTGCCTTGGCAAATGGATTGACTTTACCAAGGGAAAAAATAAGTGTGCCTACATTTGCAAATCCACCAAGCACTTTGCCGGTGAGATTGAATACCTTGGCCAGAGCATCCGCAACGCCAATCAAACCTTCAGTGAATCCTGCTAAACCGTTCTTGCCACCAATTTGAGTGAAAGCATCGAGAACTCCTTTGCCCACTGTTTCTTTGACGTTCTCCCATGCAACATTGAGATCATCTACATCTTTGGCATAACCTGTTCGACCAATGGCTTGACCTTTGAACTTCGCATCAAGTTCACTAAGGATCTTGGACATATTGCCGCCCTTAAGTGTGGCTGAATCTAAGCCAACTCCTAAGCGTTGAAGTCCTGTTGTCTGCCCTGAATATGCCTTGGCAATTGCCAAAGAAACTTCTTCAACGCTGCGACCCGTGCCCGCCGCCACATTAAGTGCAGTGTTTAATCCTTCTTGAGATTTCTGAACGCTACCTGTAACGGTAAGGATATTTTGAAATGCCGGGCGCAATTGATCATCTAGTACACCAGTAGCACGTTCAAGGTACTTGATGTAAGCCTCAACGCCGGGAGTAGCAAATGCGTTGCCAGTGTTCTTTAATTGAACCGCTAATGATCGAGCAGCTTTCTCATCAGCTACGAATGCGGCTACCGATGACTTACCAAATGCAGCAATCTTTTGAGCAGCAAATACACCAAGGAAGGTTTTGCCTAGTTTATTGACTGACTTATCAAAGGTACTGAGCTGCTTTTGTCCTTTGAGTAATGCCTTGGCATCAAATTTAGTTACTACATTGACAAGAATATTGGCCATTATGCTGCCAATGTGTAGGTTGACTGGTTGAGATAGTCACCTTGGTTGAACGCTAGGCAAGCACCGTTGATGGCGTTGAGAACTCTTTGATAGGCCTTGCCATGATCTTGATCCCATGCCTTATAGAGAAGGCGACCACGCTGCATTCCTTGGCCGTATAAAGGAGTTCCCATGTGCGATACGAAATAAGCACCAGCATTGGGATTGCGGGATTTAGATTTGGAACTTCCACCGGGATTCTTACGGCCAGCGGTTTCGTAGATTGCACCTGCCGCACTGGTGTTCGCTATAAAGTAAAGGGCTTTGAACCCGGCTCTGTTGGCTTTGTTAGCACCTTGGCGATAGACCAAGCCACGTCGAACTTCACTAGCGTCATAAAGTGGAAACATCCGTTGAGCAGTCTTTGTGGTGGTTTCCCGGAACATTGATGATCGAGCTGAGAGAACGCCTTGCTTGGCATTCATATTCCATGAAGTCAGGTTTGTTGGCTGAGGTGTAGGAACCATGGCACGTGCTTGATCTCGGATAGGAAGCATGGCTCCCTTCACGTCAGCATTCATTTGCTTGGAAAGATCCGGGGCAAATTTGTTCATGAGTTTAAGAGTGTCGGCGAGGCCTGTTATTTCTACGGGCATTTTCGATCTCCTTTGCTCGATCCTTGAATACTTGAATCATTGCCTTGAGCATTTCTGAATCAAGAGCGATGATGTCCTGCGGCGAGATCCCTGTCTCAATCGCAATCTGAGCGATTAGGTAAGTAAAGGAATCCCGCGTTATCCATTTTTTTCGTCGTCAAGAACCTCTACTTCAGCAAGTGATTCGAGGAACTCGACTCCGAACATCGGCACTGTCTGTCCACTTTTACGCAAGCATTCCCACGCGAGCCAATAAACATCAGATTGACGTTCGAACTCGCGAAAGGTTTTATGAATGCCACCCTTGAATTGAAGTTCGAAGGCGTATTCGATAGCGGGGGTAATCTGATGAAGTGATACTGCTCCATCTGCTTTCGTGATCTTTAACCGGGCCATGGTTATTTCTCCTTAGAAGGATCCTGTTGTGGTTTGTACGACGGTGCTATTGCAAGTGAATGTCATGCTGGAATTGCTTATGTCGCCAACCGCACCATTGAGGGGTGTGAGGTTGTTGACGATGATTGATACGGTGTAAAGGGGATTTGTCGCGCTAACGGCGGTTCCCTTTACTGGAAGCAATACTGCGGTGACTGTTGTGCCGTAAGCAGCTTGAAGCGTTGCTTGAACGTTTGAAGCTGCGAAATCGTTGAGGAAATCAAGAGTCAATGTGCTTGCCTCAAGGCCCTTTGCGAATTTGTGTGCAGTGTCGCCAAGAGCAGTGACTTCGAGTTCATCAAAGTTCTGTGTCAAGGTAACGCTAGTGACGTGATCGGAAAGATCTACTGAGTTGATCTTTACGCCAACGTTATTCTGTAAGAAAATTGCCATTGCTTATTCCTCTGCTTTCTTGGCGATTGGTGCTGGTTGTTGTACTTGGCCGATCTTTTTTAAGAAGGCGTCATTCTCTGCTTGCCATTTAGCAAGATCTTGTTCGCTCATTTGTTAACTCCAACTGGTGAGAATTTGGATGGATAAATCTGCCGCGAGCAAGTCACCTGATTGAAGGCTGAGAACCGCCGGTGCAGAAATTTGTGGGCCATTGAAGGTAAGTCCAGAGTTGGCCATCTTTTGAAATACTGTGATCATGAATTTTTCAAGGGTTTGTAAGGCTCCGGAATTGTCCAGCATTGGAACGAACATCGAAATCTTGAAGTGAGCCGTTGGGCTAATTGTCAGATTGGAATTGTCATTGGATGTCAGTGCAGGATCATCCCAAGAGATCACCACTGAGTTTGCAAGCGGTGTCGGTGGTACGTAGGAAAAGGTGCTACATACACCAGGATTCGCCAGTGCGGTGGCTATCGTGGATCTCAGGGTCGTAATCGCAGGAATTGGCATAGTTATCCAACCATCGATCGTGGACCCATGTATGGAGCGATGAGTCCGCGGATTCTGCCCATAAGGGAGTTTCCAACGGCGAAAGGTGATGGGCCAAAGTTTGGATCTACACCGCCCAAATTACTGACCTGACGTGCTTGCCAAATTGTTACTGCCAGCATCATTGCGGCCTCGCGTACTGCCGGGGTGGTGGCGTAGGTAGCAGTTTTAGTATCTACACCAGCGGCTTTGCCATAAGGAACGATGAGCTGATAATTCTTATCTGCTGCAGTTTTCGCGTATTGAATGAAGCTATAACCCTTGGGAAAGTAGCTTGCATTGAATGGGTAGAAGGTGAACCAAGGGAAAGTTGCAGAACCCAATGACCAAGGATAAGTCGCAGTGATTGTGTAGCTTCCGTTATAGGTAGAACCGCATCCGGAAATAGTGATTGTCTGCCCGGCAACGTAAGAACCGGGAGAGGAAAGAACCAAAGTTGCATAATTGTTTGCCAGTGCCGCACCGACTACTGGAATTGAATCGAACCAAAGATAAGAGTTTAGCAAATCCTCTGCCGTTTGGCAGACTTCCTCGACTACTGGATCAGTATAGAGAGTGCCGATACCAAGGTTATCGCGAAGTTCTTGCATGGTGACATATGTGGCGGCCATTGGAATTCCTCTCTTTGAAAGCTGGTGGGGCCACCGGGAGCGATAGCCCCACCAGATTATTTTTTGTTAGGCAGTCTTTACGAACTTGCGGATACCAGCCGCTTGCTTTGTTACGTATGAGCCGTAACCGTAAATTGCCATTTGAACCTGCATATTGCTCACGATATTGACTGAGAAATATGAAGTTGGTGATGAATACCAAGTTGCTGCCTCAGGTGCGACGATGAACGCCATGTTAGAAGCGAGAGTTGATACTGCGTTTACGTCAACGTAAAGGTCAAGACCAAGTACATTGCCGCGGATTGAAGTTGGACCAGTGTTTCCGCCCGCGTTCATTGGTTGTGAAGCGTTGTAAATTGGGCGACCAGTTGAGTCAACGGCCGAAATAAGTGCGCCCCAAAGTCCAGTACCTGCAACCATGTTACGTGCAAGATAAGAAGTTCCTGCATATACAAGTGGAGTTTCTTTACCAATGTATGCAATCACGCCAGCACTGTCAGCAGTCTGTGAAGTAGCAGCAGTTCCGTCAGCAATGAAACCAGCAATTACAGCTGCATCAATAGCCTTGAGGTATGCACGTTGCATTTGAACGGTGAGTTCATCGTAGAAAATTGGGTCAGATCGCTCGAGAAGTTCGAGTGTGACGGTGTTCTGACCTGCGTACTTGGATACTGTGCCAGTGATGTAATCAGTGACCATGCCGGTATTGCTTGGAGTGCCTGATTCAGCAGTTGAAGCAACTGTTGGGGCAGTTCCGCCGCCGTTTGTATCAAGTGATGGAATTGAGAATGACATACCAGCGGCAGGGAGTGTTCCCTTGCTGATTGCATCAATCGCTGGTGTACCGAAGTTGGTGTTAGACACGAACTCGCGTAGGTACTGAACAGGGTTGAATGCAGGGTTAGTTGTGCCGATTGAGTCAACCGCGGCCTGAACCACCATTGGATCCTCGGATGCTGCTACCCATAGTTTTGAATCTTCATTGCCCATTGCGGCTTTGATTTTGTGCTCTGTGTAACGGCCCATTGAAGTAATGCCGTGACGAACTGAAGAAGTGATGTATGGAGCAGTTGCCTTGATTGTTGGTCGTGAGGCTTCGACTGTTTCCGCAGCGGGAGCCTCAGGTGTTACGGCCTCGGGAGCTTGAGTTTCCACGATTGCCTCACTTTCATTGTTTGATTGATTTTCTGTGGTTGTCTGTACTTCCGCTTCGCTTTCGCTTGCGGCAACGTTGGTGACGATGGCTTGCGTAAATGCAGGGGATTCCACTAAAGAAACTTCCTTGAGTGTTGCCTTTTGCACGTAGAGAGTTCCATCTTTACCGGGCTTTGATGCGGTGACTTCAACGCCAACGCTTAAACCGGAGATCAAATCTTCGCTAGCCATGACCAAATAATCTGATCCCTTTTGGCTTGCACTTACTTTGAATTGGCCACGAATCTCTGTTGCAGATTCCTGAAATGAAATTGCGCGACCGATTGGATCTACTTGCGAATGTTGCGCAAGAAGTTTGATTTTTGTGGGATCACCAATGCTGATAGATCCTGCCTCAAATACCACTGGCCCGGCGGATGTATTTCCTACCGCGCCAAATGGAACCACGATGCCACTAATGATTCGACGGCCAGCATCACTGGCTTCGATTGGGCTACTGAACTGTAATATCATTGCCATTTTCTCCCATCGGAGTTAGATCTTCCATTGCCATTGCTTGTTCTGTTGTAATAAGTCCAAGGCTCAGTAATTTTTCAACTACTGAAAGTCTGGCCATTGCATCTGCACGTAGGAATGTTTCATCGAGTGCAAATGAAACACGTGTACCGCGTGGAGTTAAGTCATCCATGCTGAGTCTGTCCTCGATGGCCGTGATGAATGGTTGTAGTGAGTAGGCGACAAATTCTTTGCGACCATCGAGAATGTTTTGATAAGTCATTGAATTGTTCATGTCTGCACTGATGTAATAAGCCGGTACGTTGCATACGCGAGCGATCTGAGTTGCGAGATACTGTGCAGCTTCGTTATACATCATGTCTTTTGGTGAGAATGATGCTGGTTGATATTCAAGAGTGCTCGTGAGATATGCGGTGCTGCGATTTTGACGTGCTGATTTCCACGAAGCAAGAATTCCTTGAATCTGTGCATCAGGTAGATCTGCACCAGTGTTACGAATAACACCCGAAGGCATTGGAGTTTGCGATGCAATAGAAGCCGCACGTTCAATGTCAATAGCAGATTGAATAGTGCGAGCAGATCGCACCAGGATTCCCTGATCAAGTGCTTGGAATGTAACGAGTGAACCAACGCCATCCATAGGCAATCGCTCATTCATATACATGTAATACTCAACTTCAGTCTGTGTAGCGTTGAGTTTTACGGTAATGCGATCATTTTGAACCCACTCAAAGCGAGCAGGGCGATTATCATCTTGATAAATTTCAGTAACTCGCCAATAAGCAACGCCATACATCAGTAATGAATCAACTGTCCATGCGATTGTTACCGCACGTGGTTGGCGTTTATCGGGTTGACCAATCCATACGAGATTAGGTACTTCAGCACCAGTAGAGGTGAGATAACTTTCCAAGGGGATTGCGGCAATAGTTTCAGCGATGAGATTGCGGCAACGTGCAACTGATGGAACTGACATTGCAGCTTGGCGATCAATCGAATTCACATAATTGTTGTAACCGCCCATATTGTTTGCGCCATAGAAATTTCCATACGGTGCATCCATAACGGCAGGGGCATATTGGGCAACGACCCGAGAACTCGGATCTGCCTTAGTAGTTCTGAACCCAAAGATATCTGCTATACCCATAGATCAATTTTTTCCCAAATGTCAAGCATTTGAGGGATGTGTCCTCGGGCGAGTCTAAATAGCAAACACCTTGGCTTGGCCTTGGGGTTTGATCAGCTGGTGAACCACCATGGCAAGTGAGATCGGGGCAGTTACATCACCGGCAGATTTTCGCCGGATAATTCTCCACGCCGAGTCATTCTGTTTAGCTGCGCAATTATTCATCTGAGCCACCAGAGATTCTTGACCCGAATGCACGATCTTGCGATTAATGAGCTGATCGAGAAGATCCGAGCAAGCCTGATAGAAGATAGTGCCGGAGCAATCAACGGTGGCCGCCCCTGACATTTGAAGGCGTTGGGCGATCGTTGCGGTGGTGTATTTATCAAAGCAAATCATCCGAGGGAAATATTTATCCGCCCAGAGTTTTACCTCGACCGCAATTTTTTGCTCATCCACTGCAACGTCAGAGTGCCACGATTGGAGAAGTCCGATACCAATGCGACCATCGGGGAGTAACTGACCGGCAACGAGAGATGCGGTGCGCCTAGAGGGTGCAACGTCGAAGGCAAAGATTGTAAGAGGCCCCGGCGACATTTCCAGTGTGGAATCTGTGCATTCCTCGAACACCCCATGCGGCCAAGGAGAAGCGAGTGAATCAATCCATTGCATGAGGGATTCAGTACGCCACGATTCAAGGGATGAGGTGCTCATAGCTTCCTCAAGTGCTTCCTCGCTGACTGTGTACCCAAGGGCGGGGTTAGCCAATGCCCACGCCTTGCGATCATCAATCTTGCAATACTGAGGAGCCGAATACTCATAGAAGCCCAGTGATTGCGGTGGATAGGAGAGGCACTTCTCGCGCAAGTTGTTGAGCACCGAACTGAAAGCATCACCAGCATTGGAGGTATAGAAGCTCTGCCCATCGGTTGCCCGGGTGGTTGGAGTAGCAGCGGTGAATGCTTCTTCATCAATCTCACGAAGCTCATCGATCCAAAGGAAGTCAGCGGTACGACCACGCGAGCCATCACGTGTAGCTGCAACGATGTCTAACCGTGCGCCATTCTTTAACTCAATGCACTCAGATCCATTGGCGTACCGGATCGAGCGCACCTGCTCTTTAAGGAACGGGTTGGAGTTGATCAAGTAGGCCATTTCCCGAAATGACACCAAAGTCATTGCCCGGTTACTCGACATGATCAGAACCCGACGAGATCCAAAGAGGAATAAGTGAGCAAGGCACATAAGGCGGGCTAACTCAGATTTGCCATTTTGACGTGCCACCAATAGCAGCCCGGTACGGCGTATGAATTTAGATTCATCACCAATGGCAAAGAAATCCTTGACCACCAGCTCTTGCCATGGCATAAGTTCACGGCCAACGTTCTTGGCGAATGCAATTACCTCATCGCCGCGAGTTTTGTTTGTCAACCATGGTGAATGTAAGCGTGGCTCTGTTGCCCCTCGTAGGGCTGCTCTGAGTGTTGTACTCATAAGGTTTGATCTGACTTAGGTTGGCCTTCAAATGGCCCGGTATGGCTCTCTGAGCGGGTTCCTAGGGAGATATTGCTTGC